CTAATAAAGCACGGCGCAAGAAAGCTGACCTTAAGAAAGCGTTAGAGGTTATACTGGCCGCTGATGTCACTGGCGAAAAGGCCAAGGACTTACTAGAGTCGCTAGGGTTTGAAGCAACCAATGAAATGCTTTTAGCTTTCCAGATGTTCCAGCAAGCAGCTAATGGAAATGTAAGGGCGTTTGAAGCTATTACCAAGGTTACAAATGTCAAAGATAAACATGACATTGCTGAACAGAAAGCACGAACTAAATTAATAGCGCAACAAGCTAAGATGGCTGAAGCTGAACTAAATACAAACAACAGTCAAGAAGATAAGATTTCAGACTTGTTCAAGCTGGTGGATGGTGAGATTAATGAACTTAAATAGATTGTACACCCCTAAACAGATTGAAATACTTAAGCGAACAAATACAGAAGACTTCTTTATACTTGGCTTACATGGTGCGAAAAGGACTGGTAAGACTGTTATTAATAATGATATATTCTTAAGGGAATTAATAAGGGTTCGTAAGATTGCTGACAAACTTAAGATTAAAGAACCAATGTATATATTAGCTGGTGTGTCGAGTAAGACAATACAAAACAACGTTTTACAAGAGATATACAATAGATACCAGCTAGACATTAAGTTTGATAAACACAACTCATTTACGTTGTTCGGTGTTAAGGTTGTTCAGGCCTTCACTGGTACAATAGGGGGCTTAGGTGGTATCAGAGGTATGACCGCGTTTGGCGCTTATGTCAATGAAGCATCCTTAGCAAATGAGAAGGTTTTTAAAGAGATTATATCCCGTTGTTCTGGTGATGGTGCTAGGATTGTATTTGATACCAACCCAGACAACCCAGAACACTGGCTGAAGAAAGAATATATTGATAGCAAAAGCGATAACATAATATCTTATCATTTTGAATTAGATGATAACACATTCTTATCACCAAGGTATATCCAGAACATTAAAGAGTCAACGCCTTCTGGTATGTTTTACGATAGAGATATTAGAGGGTTATGGGTTACTGGTGAAGGTGTTGTGTACAGTGATTTTGATAGTAACAAGCACTTTATTAATGATGTTGATAACATTGAGTTTGAAACTTATATAGCTGGGGTTGACTGGGGTTACAGTCACTTTGGTAGTATAGTGGTGTTTGGTATAGACAAGCTAAACAACTGGTACTTATTAGAGGAACATGCTAAGCAATTCAAAGAAATAGATTATTGGGCTGATGTGGCGCTTGATATAAAGGCGCGATATGGTAACATAAACTTTTATTGTGATAGCGCAAGGCCAGAACACGTTGAACGCTTCAGACGGGAACGTATAAGGGCCATAAACGCCGATAAAAGTGTATTAAGTGGGATAGAGGAAGTGGCAAGACTTATAAAGCTTGGCCGCTTTTTTGTTGTATCTGACAAAGTGAAGGTTTTTAAAAAAGAAATTTATAACTATGTATGGGATGAGAAGACTGGGAACCCAGTAAAGGAAAATGATGATGTAATGGACTCTATGAGATATGCTATATACTCTCATATGAGATTAAAAGCTAGAAGAAAGGGGGCTGATCGCTAGATGAATACTAATAATGAATTTATTGAACAGATACAGGCAAGTGGAATAACAAAAGAAATAATCATCAAGGTAATAGAAAAGAACATTGCCAAGATGAATAAGAACAAAACTAAATACAACCGTTATAAAGGCGTTGAAGTGCCTATTTTCCAACAAGAAGCGGTTAAACTAGGTGACTTTGAAACTGGTGGTAATGTTTATCGTATCGATGACAAGATACATAATTCAGTTGCTAATAGTTATGATAGTGATATAGTCGATACTAAAACTGGTTATATGTATGGTGTACCAATTGTGTACGACTATGACAAAGAAGACGATAAGCTAAAAGAAAAGATTAAAAACTTTAACTTAAAGAACTTGGCTGAAGATTTAGACAGTGAACTAGGTAAACTGGCCACTATTTGCGGGTATGCAGCAAGGTTATGTTACATAGATTTAGAAGGTAATGAACGTATTAAAAACATCAAGCCTTGGGAAGCTGTATTCTTTGGTGATAACATTTCAGAGCCAGTATATGCTATGAGATATGCGGTTGACAATGACAACAATATTGAGTGTGAATTTTACGATGATAAGTATATTTATTACTTTAAGGGCCAAAACGGAAGTATTAATTTTGTTGATCAACAATTACATATGTTCGAGCATGTGCCACTGTTCGGAGTTAAGAACAATGATGAATTAATGGGTGATGCTGAAAAAGTGTACACATTAATAGATGCTTATGACAAGATAGTATCTGGTGCAGTTAGTGAGATAGAAGCGGGAAGGCTTGCTTACTTGGTACTTAAGGGAATGGGTGCTGATCCAGAAACATTGGAGCAGTTACACAAGACTGGAGTATTTGAACTAATCGATGAAAGAATGGATATCAAGTATCTTACTAAAGATGTTAACGATACAATTATAATGAATGTGCTTGGGCTTTTAGATGATAACATTGCTAAGTTTGCTAAAACTGTAAACTTTAATGATGAAACGTTTGGCGGTAATAGTTCTGGTGTTGCTATCAGATACAAACTAATGGCACTAGAGAACAAGTCAATAGTTTCAGAACGTAAGTTCAAGAGTGCTTTAATGTATCAATTTAAAGTATTGTTTACAGCTTGGAAACATAGAGGGTTTAGCTTAAACGATGAGTCTTACCTGGATATGTATTTCACATTTACGAGAAACATACCAGTAAATAGACTAGAAGAAGCACAGATCTTAACAACATTACAAGGCGTGGTTAGTGAAGATACACGATTAAGTCAATCAACTTTAATAGATGATGTTGACTTTGAGAAAGAAAAGCTAGAAGAAGAAGCTTTAAGGTATTCTAACGAGCCACTAGAACCGATTGAAGGTGATGAAGATGTTAACAGAACTAGAAGCAAAGATAGCGCAGTATAGCGTTGAAGCTAATGAAGCCATTGACCAGGTATTCTTGAACTTAACACAAGAGTACTTGGGCTTACTTGGCCAGATGTATGGTTCACTTAGCAAAGGTGGCCAGCTTACTTGGTCGCAGCTTTCAAAGTATGGACGATTAAGAAAGTTCATGAAACAGTTTGAGAGTAAGACAACTGGAGCATACAAGAGCATCTTAAAAGAGATTAGAAACTCTAATAGAAACGTATTTTTAGAACAGCGAATATACGATATATACGATACTAAGATACAAAGCGCTATTGAGATGGGTTTTGATATTCCAAGCGAAAATGTACTTAATAAGCTGCTTAACAACCCTATTGATAAGATGAAACTACCTAATGTGTTGGCACAACATCGCAGTGAGATAGTACGAGAGATACAAAAGACTATAACACAAGGTGCTATCAAGGGTGATAGTTACGAGAAAACAGCCCAGGAAATTAGCAAAAAGGTAGGAATAAGCGCAACTAAGGCGCGCCGCGTTGTACGTACAGAGAATGGACGTGCTAGAACAATGGCAACTTTAGAAAGTGATAAGCAATTAAGGAAAGCTGGTATATCAGTAAATAAGTACTGGTTAGCAACCTTAGATAGCAGGGTTAGGGCTTCACATGCAGCGCTAGACGGTCGTAAAGCTGATGAAGATGGTTATTTTCATAGTGGTGGCCATAAGGCAAAAGGGCCAAGGATGTTTGGAGTACCAAGCGAGGATATAAATTGTCGATGCCATGTGCTTAGGGGTTTACCTAAGTTCAGAACATCGAGAAATTACGATGATCCTAAGTACCAGAAGAAACTGGCCAAGAGGATAACAGAACTAATTAAACATGAAGATTTAAGCAAGGGTGAAGCTGAAAAACGTGCTAAGCGTGAAGTAGTTGCACCTAACAAAAAGATAGAATATGTCACTTATAACGAGTGGCGCAAAGATTTTATTAAAGATAACAAAGAACTTTATAAAGAAAATATAAAGAAATAATAATTGTCCTGGATATGACATTAAACTATCTAAATAAAATACATCAGAACATTAAGGCGCGAACTTAATGGGCGGGAGGTAAACACATGGACTTAAACGAAGTCAAAACATTTATAGAAACTAATTCACAAGATAGCGCGGTTAGTGAATATCTAAGCGAACTGAAGAAACCAACGGCCGAAGTAGTAAACAGTTTCTTAGACTCACAAGAAGGCGCTAAGCTTTTACAACCAAGACTAGACAGCCACTTTTCTAAAGGGTTACAGACTTGGAAAGATAACAATTTAAGTAAGCTTATTGATGAAGAAGTTTCTAAGCGTAACCCTGGAGAAACTCCAGAACAAAAAGAAATAAGAGAACTTAAGGCACAACTTGAAAGCGATAGACTGGAAAGAGAACGTGAAAAGCTCACTAATTTAGCTATGAAGAAAGCTAATGATCTGGGCTTACCTTTAGATTTTGTCAATCATTTAATTGGTAATGATGAAGATGAAACTAACACAAACTTAGAAAGTTTTAACGAATTATTCCAAAACGCTGTACAAAGCCAAGTAGATGCTAAGTTCAAAAACAATGGCCGTGAAGTGAAGACTTTTGAAAGTGGCCAAAACAATTCAAATAATATAGCTGAAATAGCTAATCAATTCAATATAAGAAAGTAAGAGGTATAATTATATGACAACAAAACCACATAACCCGAATAACGTATTATTACAAGATGCGAAAACTGGTAAAATTCCAGAGTCTGAAGGTACACTAGTACTAAAAGAAGTAATTAAAAATTCAGCTGTAATGCAGTTAGCTAAATATGAGGATATGCAAGGAAAACCTAAGAAAAAATTCACATTCTTAGCTAAAGGGCCTGGAGCTTACTGGGTGTCAGAAGCTGAACGTATTCAAACATCTAAGGTTGAATGGAAACAAGCTGAAATGGAAACTAAAAAACTTGGTGTTATTATTCCATTCTCTAAAGAGTTCTTACGTTACAGCGTTCAAGACTTTATGAAAATTGCAGCACCATTAATCGCTGAAGCATTCTATAGAGCGTTTGACTCAGCTGTATTATTTGGTACTGACTCACCATGGGGTACTGGTAAATCAATCTTTGAAATGGCTGAAGCTAAAAGTAAAACAGTTACTGAAGGTACTGGGAAAAACCTTTACTTTGATTTAGCTGACTTATTAGCATTAGTTGAAGCTGATGAACATGATCCAAACGGGTTATTAACATCAAGAGCGTTTAAAGCTAAAATGAGAAGTGTTACAGATACTAGTGGATATCCAATGTTTGATTCTAAATCAAATGAGATCTTAGGGTTACCAATTTCATACACATCAAAAGATATTATTGATAAAACTAAAGCAGTTGCTTTAACTGGTGACTGGGATTATGCACGTTATGGAGTGTTACAAGATATTGAGTATGCAGTATCAACTGATGCACAATTATCAACTATCCAAGGGGCTGATGGTCAACCTGTAAACCTATTTGAGCAAGATATGTTTGCACTTAGAGCTACAATGCATGTTGCTTACTTAAATGTTAAAGATGATGCATTTGCTGCTTTAAAACCTAGAGGATAATAAATAAATAAGAGAGGTGAATGGCTTGATTAAGGTACAAACGCCAGAAGGTCGAATAGTAGAGGTTACTGAATTTGCATATGAGAACGTATATGCACATCAGAAATATACTATTGTTAAGGAAAAGGCTGC